TGGGTATGGTATACTATTATTTGAGGGGAATAATCGAACAGCGTTAAAGGACAACGAGATGTCTTATTTTTATTTAACCAACAAAGAATATTATAAATTGCCAGCTTCTGTCCGAAAGGTCAGACAACAGTCTGTTTGCTGTTGCCTCAAGCTGGCAATTTTTATTTAGACAGAGTTAAATGAATAGCACATATATTATGATAGATAGAAATATCTTTGAGTCTGCTATATGGCGAGAAAGCCCGGAGCTGTTAAAATTATTCTTGTGGCTAATTGGCAAAGCAAGAAATAGTAATATACCAAAAAAGTATCCGAACTTTGTAATTAAAAGAGGCGAACTTGTAACAAGTTTTAGTGAGATTGCGGAGTGCAATGAATATTGTCATGGCAAAGGAATTAAGCGATGGTCAAATTCAAAAATATCACGAATGCTTGATAAGCTAACTATGGGTAATGATGGGTATATAGAAGTGATACGGGACACCTACGGAACACATATAAAGATATGTAATTATGACATATACCAAGACCCAAAAAGGTATAATGGGACAGTAAAAGAACAGAAGAAGAACGACACCGGAACGACACCGGAACGACACCGGAACGACACCGGAACGACACCGGAAACAAACAATAATGTAAATAATGATAACAATGTAAAGAATGAAAAGAATGATATTAAAGAAACCTTTGCTAAATTTTGGGAGGTTTACCCACGAAAAATAGGAAAAGCGAATGCCTTAAAATCATGGATGAAAATAAACCCTGATGAAGATTTAGCGAATACCATTATCAACGCAATAAAACTTCAGGTGAAATATAAAACAATTGATTTGCGGGAAAATCAAAAATATTGTCCTCATGCTTCCACCTGGTTGAACCAAAAGCGATGGGAAGATGAAATACGAATAGAAAAGCCCGAAGACGACGAGTGGGACATCGAGAAAATGGTCGAAGAAACATGGGGTAAGGAGGAACCAGAATGACGAGGAACTGTTTTATTGAAGGCATCATGATATATCAGGCATCATTCCAAAGCGTAAAACCGAAAGAGGCGACCCGGAAACAATGGTACGAGCTACTCAAACACTTGCCAGATGACCAGTATCTGCAAGCGGTGAATAACGTCTGCGCAGAAGTGAGCGACATATACCCAACGACAAATTTCGCCGGGCTGGTACTGGCACAATTGACAGATAATGGCAATACTGGAGAAGATGAGAAGCGGTGGGCGGCTAAAAAACAACGTGGAGATACCATCGAGAAATACCGTGATGGATTACGCCGAAAGAATCCCGAACTCAATGCGCGGTTCAAAAAACGGGTGATCGACCCGCTGAAAGCTGAAATGTATCTACCAACCTGGGAAACCTTCATTGAACCGTTGGTTGTGGTGTCGAATGATAACGGGCAGATGGTACTGTTTCACGATACCGCTGAATGGATCAGTGAGCACTTCAAGGCTGATATCGAGGCGATGACGAAGAAGCCCGTAACGATAACAAGCGAAGGGTTTCGGTCGATGTTATTTGATGTGGTTCAGGAGGGGATAGGATGAGATTTACAATCCCTATCGAGCCGAAGCCACAGAAACGAGACCGAATTACGGCTCGCGGAGGCTTTGTACGGTCATACAAAGATACCAAGCAAGCGAAGTACGAGACGCAAATAGCCTGTATGCTCGAACAGCATCGACCAGAGAAACCACTTGAGGGCGCACTTGAGTTGAGAGTGATATGTTACCTGCCAATACCGAAGAGCAAGACGAAGAAATTCAAGGCTGCTGCAATCGCTGGTGAAGAGCGACCGACCGGAAAACCGGATTGTGATAACATGCTGAAAAACATCGAGGATATTATGGAGGGTATTTTTTACCGGAATGATTCACAAATTGTAACCGAAACAGTACATAAATTTTATTCTGGCAATCCCCGATGGGAAATAACGCTTAATACGGCGGACTGATTCTAATTCCTTGCCGTCAAGAGACGGGCAAGAACCGATTATAACAGTAAAGTACATATCAAACTACCAATCGAGGAATTGAGGCGAAAAATGGGGCACAATCCAGAAGCCACAAAAGAGGAACGCTGGATCAAGAACCGTATCGTGAAACGGAACCTGAAAGCAATATCGGTTTTGTTCGTCTTTGCCGGTATTAATATAGTAACAACGGGCTGTTTGATGATACCGGAATGGCACATGAAACTCATTATTACCGGCTTATGGATTATCGTGGTATCGATGTTTTTCGTTTTTGTCTTTGGGGATTAAGTAAATGGAGGTATCGCTATGGTCGATTTTACTGGAATTAGCTATGAGTCCTTTGTTCGTGTTATCAGCATGTTTTCTCTCGGTATCATTGTCGATACTGGTCACGTATCTTTGGCTGTTTCACATCCGAGGCTTTGTACGGTCATTACCATCGCTGTCATATTTGTATCGTACGGCTTTAACGCTCTTGCGGATGCTATTGACCATGCTAAGGGATCTCGATGCTTATATGAGACATGGCACGTTTTTAAAATGATGAGTTATGCACCGATATTCGCCTGGGTGCTGTATCTGATAGGGACGAAATGGTATATATATATTCTGATATTGCTAGTATTAAAGGTTGTTTGGGAAATGCTGTATCGTGCAGGTCGATTCGTGAAACTGGACAAGCTCGATGATAGGTTCCGGAGTAGGATATTTCAAGTATTGTTGGGTTTTAAGAGAAAGGAATGAACGATGGCGATCAGAATAAGAATAGCAAAGGGAAAGACTATGGCATTGTGTGCAGCTGAAACTAAACCTGAAGAGGGGGATTTGTATTTAGACGACAATATACATCACGCCCTTTCTCAAAAATTCCACGATGACTTTGTATGTGAGGGGCTCATTGAGGGAGATAAAATAGCCTTTTATACAACTTCACGTCGCATGAGTAGAAAACAAAAGCAATTTATTCGACAACTTGAAAAAGATTATTCAGATAATTCAAATAAACCTATGTTAAAACCTCAAAACAATCGGGAATATTGGTTATTTACTGAAATATGGCAAAGATGTAAAGAATTTTTCGAAGGAGAGAAAAATGATAAAGAATGACAATGTTTTTGTGGCGAACGTGCTTAATGCGATGAGAGAAAAGGGCATATCCGCTAAAGAACTTGCGGAAAAGACAAAACATCCGTTTGGCTATGTGCTGGACATATTACATGAAGGGGCTGATTACTCAATAAAGACGATGATGGATTTCTCGCATATATTGAAGATACCGCTTATCGTTGAATTTGAGCGAGAAGCAGAATTTGAGCTTAATGAGGATGAACAGATAGTATAGTTCCTGCTGTTACGGCAGGGTCATGAGACGAGCCCTCGTCAAGTAGGAGGCTTCGACCGACCGAATATGACGGGGGCTTGGAAAAACCTATAAAGGAGAGAGTAAAATGGACATATTCACGGTGTTACGAAAGCAGATGAAACAGCTCGAAATGAGATGCTCGGCATTGGAAAAACCAACCACGAACAAGACACCGATATACATGACAGACGAGCTACCCAGCATCGAGGAAAGAAACAGGCAGTTTGAGAGCACCCGACTCGAAGAAGTGAAGCTCAGAGAGTTCTTCGACAAGTATCTTGACTTATGTAGTGAGTACGGTATTCACGGTATTGCAGATTTTAGCGATGATAATTTCTGGCGGTGGGAATGCTATGTCAGTCCTGAAGTAATGAATTGGGTCGATAAAGACTCCATCAAGGAACTGCTGATCAAGAAGTTTGCCGCTGAACTGGACGAATCCTTTGACGAATACGAAAGCAGAGAGAAGGCGAGTGAATGAAAAAAACACTTGACATAATACCAAAACTAAAATATACTACTATAGCTATAATATTTAGATGCTAAACTCTCGCTTCTTTACACAGCTAAAGAAAGCAGATATCAATGCCAAAACCCGCAACGCCTCGATTAATCGACACAACAATCTTTCTATGTTCATCTCTTACATGCGACAGTAATAACGATGGTGAATGCGCAACCGATTCCATTACGTTGGATAGTGGGGGAAATTGTGATCAGTATGGATACGAGGAGAGTGATACTATATAATGGCAGGACGGCACAAAATAGTAATAGATTACGAGCTACTTGAAAGGCTCTGTACAATACAATGCTCGGATGCGGAGATTGCCGCAGTGCTTGGAATCTCTGTTGATACTATCACTAATCGCAAGAAAGATGATGAGCAATTTTCGGACATCCTTAAAAAAGGACGTGAATCAGGAAGAATGTGTTTACGCCGAAAGATGTACGAGAATGCTACGATCAAAGGCAATACGGTCATGCAGATATGGTTATCGAAACAGTACCTTAGCATGTCCGATAAGCACGAGAACGTAGTATCGATGAACGGCAAGATGAGCTTGTCATATATGACTGATGAGGAAATAGTGAATGAACTTTCCAATCTCGTTGGAAAAGCTGGACACCCGGAGGGCTAAAGAAGAAGCCCTTTGTCTTGTACGGGAAATGATAATCAGGGAATGCCGAGCGGACTTCTGGATGTTCTGTAAGATCAAGGCTCCAAACTTTTATACAGATGACAAGCCGTATCTGCGTGATCTGTGCCGGATGCTCCAGAGCCTCTATCGTGGTGAGCTGATGCGAACCGTTGACGAGGCGTATAAGAAGGCTATAATCAATATGCCGCCTCGGTATGGTAAGACGAGAACACTGATACTATTTACCGAGTGGTGTTTGGGTGATAACCCGACGAACCGCATTATAGCAACCTCGTACAACGACAAGACAGCCTCGGACTTCTCACGATATACTCGTGACGGCATAATGGAAACGAAGAACCTTCCTCATCAAATCGTATTCTCCGATATATTCCCGTTGACAAAAATAAAAGAAGGTAACGCATCATTCGAGAAGTTTGCAGTAGAGGGGCAATACTTTTCATACCTGGGAGCTGGTATCGGAGGCTCTATCACGGGCAAGGGTGGCAATATCCTCTTTGTCGATGATCCGGTTAAGGATGCCGCTACAGCGTATAACGAGGATGCCTTGGAGAAAATCTATAAATGGTATACGGGCACATTCCTTTCACGTAAAGAGAAGAACGCTATTGAGATAATTGACATGACCAGATGGGCGAACGGTGATTTGACCGGGCGCGTATTAGCTGAGGAAGGCAGCGATGAATGGTATATCTATAAGCTCGAAGCGAAAGACCTGGAGACAGGCGAGTATCTATGCGAAGCGATCATTGACGAGCAGAGATACGTCGACCTGAAACGATCCGTTGACGAGCTGATATTCATGGCGAACTATCACCAGACACCCATCAATCAGCAGGGGAGCCTCTATAAAACGCTTCAGACATACGAGCCAGAGGACCTCGTTCAGGATAGCGAGGATGGCGTGACAATATCAAAGCTCGAACGGATCGTTGCATATTGTGATACAGCAGACGAGGGTGATTGTTATCTTGCGCTTATTATTGCCGGAGAATGCCAGGGTGACTTATACTTACTCGAAGTCTATTACACGAAAGACGATATGTCCATTACCGAGCTTGAAGCGGCACGGCTACTATCAGCATGGGGTGTTGACGTTGCCAAGATTGAAAGTAACAACGGAGGGCGAGGGTTTGCCCGTGCGGTGCAGCGGATACTATTAGAGAAGTACGCCGAGGAGACCGAGCAGCTTACCGATCCCGAAGATGAGGATACCGAGCGACAGTGGAAGCGGGTTCCGATCAAATGGTTTCATCAATCGGAGAACAAGGACGCTCGTATACTGAGCAACTCAGCGTACATACAGCAGCACGTCTTTTTCCCGGTTAACTGGAATATCGCATGGCCTCAATTTCACAAGTCAATAACGACATACCAGAGAGAAGGCTCGAATAAATATAAAGACGCTCCTGATGCGTTGACAGGGTTAGTGGAAATGACAATCAGATCACGCCCAAAGGCAAGGCTAATTTAATGAGATTATTCGGCTTGGATATATCGAAAGCACCATCAACAGAATCACGAATACCGCTGAAGGGCAATCGGTACTTACCGGCTGCTATATGGAAGTGGATGTTTAACCGGCAGTGGGCGAAGAACGCTGATATCGCTTCACTCCTGAATGCGTACCGCTCCTGGGTGTATGTGGCGGCGAGCAGAAACTCTTCCACGTTTGCCGAGACACCGCTGAAACTCTATGCGGCAAAACCAACAAGCGGGACTAAGATCATAGCACCGCACAGAACCATCATATCGAAGAAACAGGATTATTTGTTCAAGACGTTTGGCGATCTTCAGTGCGTGAGAAAGGGTGTCGAGCTGGTAGAGATAACAGAGCATCCGTTCATCAATCTCTTATCGAGTGTCAATCCGTTCATGAACAAAACTGATCTGCTGGAAATATCCGACCTGTATCAAGAGCTTACGGGCGACTGTTACTGGTATCTTGTTCCTGGTGCATTGGGTATACCGCAGGAAATATGGCCATTGCCTCCTGATCGTGTGCGGATCGTTCCCGATCCCGTGAAATTCATATCGCATTACAAGTATACGCTGGGTATTCAAGAAATAGATTTCGGCACTGAGGAGATAATACACTTCAAATGGCCGAATCCGAGCGATCAGTATTACGGGGCTTCACCGCTACAAGCTGTATCGGATATGTATAATATAAATCAGAACATGAATATGTATGAGAACGCGCTGCTGTCGAACAATGCCAGGCCGGAAGGTTTCTTTACGACAAAGAATGAGATTGATGATGTTACATTCGAACGACTGAAAGCCGAAATTAACGACACCTGGACAGGAGTAACAAACGCTGGCAAGACAGGCTTTCTCGATAGCGATATACACTATGAGAAGACAAGCCTATCACCGAGGGAGCTTGGCTTCATTCAGGGGCGGAAATGGACGAAGGAAGAAATCTTTGAGGCATTTGGAATACCAATAGGCTTATACGATGCGAATGCTAACAGGGCGAATGCTGAGGCTGCTCAATATACGTATTCTAAATACGCTATCTCTCCCAGGCACAAACGTTTCTCTGAGAAGTTGAATGAGCAGCTCATGCCGCTGTACGATGAGCGGTTATTTGTGGCATTCGATAATGTCGTACCGGAGGACAAGGAATTTGAACTGAAGGAAGATACGGAGCTATTCAAGATCGGGGCGAGAAGCATAAACGAGATACGCCAGGGACGAGGTAATGAATCGATTGACGATGGCGATATGCACTTCATACAGAATAGCTTAGTACCGCTCGAAATGGCAGGGCAGTCTTTAGCACTACAAGCACCTCCTGAACGACCTGATGAGGAAGCAGTAGAGGAAATGATCGAGACGATTACGAACAATATCAT